GAATAGACAAAACTTCATTGGTTCCTTTGACAATCGTAATTACATAAGGCTTAGGTAAATCATCTTCGTCATCTACCCCCCGTATGTTTGTATAGGTATGCACCTCATACAAAGCAAACCGATCATCGGAAGTTAGTGTGTACCCACCTTCTTCCGCTTTTTTCTTCTCAATGTCAGAAAAGTATTCAATTGGTTCGCCAAGTTCCAAGTCGCGATAGAAACCATCGGCTTGAAGTTTCTTCAATTCCGTCTTGGTCTTGCGCATCATGTGTGTAATGCGCTCTGCCGTATCTATATGGGACGCCCCGTAAGGAACAATCACGTCTTCGGCTGATATATAAATAGACACCTGCCGTCTTAGAATAGGGTCGTAGTAGACCTTCTTAAAAGATGACCCCGCCAATCCCAAGCTGTACAGCATCCGTTCATGTTCTGACCGATACTCCACCATCCGTTCAGTCAGCTGATAGTTCATGTCCGCTTTTACTCTATTTGCGGACTCTTCCTTTTCCTTACTTACCTCTCCAATGATCTTGGTCTTCACCGGACCCTGAGCCGGGAACGTCTCGCTCATCGTCTCCGCTTGAAAACGGATCACCGCTTCCGCCAAAACCGTCGAATACACCCCACACGCATCATCCCAAGGTTCCGTTCTGTCTTCATACTTGAAACCTAAAACATCTAAACCCTTTACATACGTATCCGCCCACTCTTTCCGAGCGTTTAAATCCGATTCCACCAACTCAACCAGCTCACTTGCAATCGTTTGCAGCTCCCCCTCATCCAAGAACTCAGCCACATTCGCATCAAAGTCATCAATGTTTGGCCCGTCTGGAATGATCGTAATCTCCATACTCCCGTCAGCTAACGTCACTGAATCAGGATTCTCAATCTCAATCTCCAACTCCGGCTCCATCACTTCCATATCCAACGGAACCATCGCTTTGTCTACGTTCGTTGCCATATTGACCTCTAGTAATACGCCTTCCGCCTACGGAAGTAGAGTTGTTCATCAGGCTCGTCTGAGTCCAATCTCACAAACCCCCCAGATCGAAATCGAATCAAAGCCTGCGTCGTGGAGTCCACCAAATCATCATGCGGGGCATTAGGAAAAGCAGCCATCTGCTCAATTACCTCGTCCGCCCACCTACCCTCGGGCGCCCACACTTTACCCGACCGGAATAAATCCGTCACCGAATTGATCCTTACAAACTTGTCGTTCCCCCTCACCGGCGTGTACTCACTCACCGGAATCCCCATCCGTCTCAATTCAAAAATCAACGGACTCCCCGCCGCTTTCGCCTCCACAATACAAGCATCAGGCTCCCACTCCTTGTACTTCTCCTGCGCCCGCTTCTTTAACTCCGGAAACTCCAACCTCTCCTCTATCGCATCCAAAAGAATAATGTGCGGATCTACCTCGTCTTTATAAAACACCCCCCACGTCGTACACGCCGAATAGTCACTCCTCTCACTCTTCGTGAACGCCGTATCCCAACTCTGAATAATGAACTCACAAGGAGGAGGTCTCTCTTTCTCCCACCTCTTCCACCACTCCCTCTTTACTAACGCCCCCTCCTCACCCGTCGGCGTCTGCTGATACTGCGCATTCCACTTCGCCGGCCCTACCTCCTCCCGTAAAGCCTCTAACTCCTCAATACTCCAAAACTCAGGCCACAACGGATTCCCACTCGGCATGATCGCCGGTAACTCAATCACTTCCCACTCGTCTGACTTGTCCCGAGCCTGCGCATCCTTAATGATCCGGCCCGTTAAATCCCTCTCCGCCCACCTCGTCATCACCACTACAATCGCAGCACCCGGCTGTAAACGTTGACGGGGACCCGACGTGTACCACTCATATACAGAATCAAAAATGTCCGGATTGTGCGCCGCTAACCTAGCCTCCTGCTCTGAATGCGGATCATCAATAATCAACAAATCCGCACCCTTCCCCGTCACCGTACCCCCTACCCCTATAGCAAAGTACTCCCCACCCCTATTCGTCGCCCACCTACCCGCAGCTTTACTGTCCTGTCTTAACGCTACCCCCGGAAAGATCTTCGCGTACTGCTCACTCCCCACTAAGTTCCTTACCTTCCGTCCAAACCCCACAGCCAAATCCGCCGTGTTAGAAGTCTGAATTACCTTCTTCTCCGGGTACTTCCCTAAAAACCAACTCGGCAACAAATAACTCGCAAACTCACTCTTCGTGTGCCGAGGCGCCATGTTGATGATCAACCTCTTTACCTTCCCCGCCGCAATCTCCTCAAACTTCTTCGCCATCAATACATGATGCCTACCATGCACAAACCCCGGCCACACACTCTTCACATACTCCATAAAACTCTTCTGACTCTTCTCCCTCTCCAACGCACGACGATACTCATCCACCTGCACTAACAACTTCTCATACTCCGCAGGATCCAACTTCTCTATCAATTGCTGAATTTGTTGCACCGCAACCTACTCTGAAAGGTGTCAAAAAATACGGGGTTTATACTTCTTCAATGTTGCACCGCATCACTCCAGATTCCTGAAGTTGATATACACCGGCCTAATCGTCCTCCCCCTCCTACTCACCTTCTTTAAAACCCCTAACTCCACCAACCTGTCCACCAACCTCTGCGTATTCCTCATCCCCATCTTCCCCCTCAAATACGCTATCTCCCTCAACGTCGGACTACACCCATACCTCTTCCAATACTCATCCACTATCAAAAATACATCCCTCTGCGCCGGACTCATCTCCCTACCCCTTACCTCTTCTTCATCCCATACCCTCGCCATCCCCTTGTTAATTTTTATACCCCCCCTACCCCCTTTTCTATCCATTTGACACCGGGGGGGTTTCTATATGCGACTCAACGTGAATTGGCGACTCAATGTGGGGATTACTATGTGTCGCGCCACGGTGCGTCACGCTCGCGTCTGGGGTGCCCCCGGCCCGGTGGGGTCCTGCCAGCTCCGTCAGCAGGGCCTCGGCGTCTAGGGTTCCTCCCTCATCGACCGTGCGCATCATGTCCTGCAGCTGCTGGAGTAGCTGCGCCTTCGCGTCGTCGCTCTTCTTGATGACCGTCGTCTCGGTTCTGTGCGTGAACGCTGACACCTCCGTGATCGTGCCCAGCACCCGCACCGCTTGAACCCTAACAGACGGTGGAACCTCGGGATCGAGGATGGTCTGTGTCAACGTTGACACGATCAGAGCGCGGAGGTGAACAGGGGTTCGATACTCCGCCGCCTCCATTGCCATCTTGTACGCTTCGATCTCACGAGCCACGCTCGGGTTGGATGCCACGTTGTACGGTTCTGTGCGGATGGTGGACGGGGCAGGCTTGGCTTTGTAGCTTCGTCGGTACGCCTCGGCCTTCGTTGCGCCCTTCGCCACTTCCCGTGCGAACTTCTTTTGTTTCGATGTGAGCGTACTAGATGCATTACCTAGTAGTGCCTGATCTGGGATTGTGTCTAGTGCCTCTTTGATCTGTCGTCTGTTCATGTCTGTCTGATGCCCTTCGGGCTGAACTCAGGTGGAGTACATCATAGGCCGATCCTATCACGCTCCCTCCCCGATTGGAAAATATCATCGCTCCACCCCATTGACAGGCGTAAACGTTTACGGGGACACTCTGCTTCGCAGTACCCAGCAGTCAACTCAACGCAACACATAGGAGCACGACGATGAACGAGCACGACGCAGTAGCAGCAGGGGAGCAATGCCCCGATTGCGGCAGCACCAACACAGAGAGCAACGGATCAACAGAGTACAGGTGTGTCGAGTGCGACCATCGCTGGGGGACCGATTGCAACGAACGCTACGGCTACTGAGGAGCACGACATGAAGTTCATCAAAACGCAATTCGGATGGAAAGCATACGCGCGCTGCAACGGCAGCGGGTACGTCTACATCGGACACTTCTACACTCAACGCGACGCACGAGCCGCACTGCAAAACGCTTGAAGGAGCACATCATGAAGAAAACCTTGACTATCACTATCGACTACCTCGAGTTCGCCCTCCCAGCGGACACCACCCGCGCGGACGTTGCCAAGATCGTCGCGCTGCTGACGCAGATGAAGCGTGTGGACTACCACCACCTTGGCGAGGACCGCGCTGAAGGCGAGCCCACTTCTGTCTACTACGCTCAAGACGAGTACGCATCGATCCGTCTCAATGACCGCACCCTGCACGACAAGTTGGCCGCAGACGATATGCGGACCGCTGCCAAGGCGCGCCGCGAAGCCGCAGCAGAAGCCTAAACCCAACCGGGGGCGCAAGCCCCCTTCTAGGAGCACGACATGAATCGAGACACCCTCATCGCCGCAGCACACGAGATGCAACGCTCTGGTGGCGGCTTCGCCTCTGCCCTCGCACAAGCATTCTTCCGGGCCGACAGCACGAACG